CCCTGGTTTTTCGGCCCGTGTACGCGATTTCGACTAAAACGATCACGCGGCGCGATGGGCGTTCATGATCACTGCGTAGTGCCCATCACTGCGGGCCTGCAGGTCGATGATCTCACCGCGTTCGGCTGCTCGTTTCATGTTGCTGTAGGCCCGTGAGCAGGCCTTGCACATGCGCCCGAGCGCGGGGCCGACAAGGTTTGGGGCTACGAGCTCGTGGCCTCGCTTGCACTTCTTTTTTCGAGCTGTCGAGTGCGTACCGTCGCGCACCGCGTCGTAGGAGTTGGCGCTGGCACTATCCCAGCGGAGGTTCTCCAGCCGGTTGTCTTGCTGGCCACCGGGACCGTGGCAGCACATCAGGCCAAGAGGTCTATCTCCGCGAAATGCGGTGAGCACGATCGTGTGGATCTTTACCTGTCGGTCACGACCCTCGCGGCATAGCGTCACGCGCAGGTATCCATCCGGAGCGAACAACGGGCTGAGCAACTTGCCTCGACGTCGGACTTGAACGTCACCGCGCATCACGATCCGGTCTACCGATCGGACGTTGCCAAGATCGGATACCTCGTACGAATCTTCGTATCCGACGACCGGTAGCCAGTTCTCATTCATAAAACCAGGATACCAACTTTGGAGGTGACCAATGAGCGGCAGCAGAGGCCCTCTGTCCCACCCCAATGCGAGGCGTCGGAACCTTCCCTCCGGAACTAAGATCCAGCTCCCGATGGAGGGCTGGCAGGGCCCGATCCCGGACTGGCCCCTGGTCGAGGCCACGTCGATCGAGCTGGAGCGGTGGGAGCGCATGTGGCGCACCCCAATGGCCGCGCAGTGGGTGCGCATGCACATCGACACCGTCGTTGCCCGCTACGTCCGGGTGGCCCTGCTCGCCGAGTCGTTCGACCACGAGACCTCGGTGGCGATGGCCAACATCAAGGGCGAGGCGCGGCAGCTGGAGTCGCTGCTGGGTCTGAACCCCTCGGCCCTCAAGCGCCTGGAGTGGGAGATCGTCGCCGACGAGGTCGAGGAGCAGCGTGAAACCGCTCCGGCCCGGCGCCGGCTCAAGGCAGTGGACCCGGACGGAGCGGCGTGATGAGCGACCTCAAGTGCAAGAGCTTCAAGATCTGGAACGACAGTGATTACGGTCGGAACACGCACATCGAGCTCGACGGCGAAGATGTCAGCGGGGCGTTCAGCGACATGGTCGTCCGCGCCGGCGTCGGGGGCCGCGTCGAGGTCGAGCTTTTCGCCGTCGCGGCAGAGGTTCCCGTGCGCCCGTTCGATGCGGAGCTGGCGCGGCTGTACCTCGCCCCGAAGACAGCCGAGGTTCTGATCAAGCACGGCTGGACGCCGCCCGATGGCGCTGCGTAAACGCGGCTCCAATCTGCGCCGCTGCCCGCACTCCGCACGCGGCCCGGAGCACGGCTGCAAACACGACGGCCACTACCACGTGCGGGACTACTTCCGCCAGGACATCAACCACGAGTCGGCCGGGCACGTGGCGCTGTGGCGGGCCTGGTTCGAAGCTCACGGCATCGACCCGGCCGAGGTGCTGTTGACCCAGTTCGTGGAGCGTCAGGGCGAAGCCGGCACGGACATCGAGAACAAGATCATATGGCTGGAGTACGGCGAGCGTGACGGGGAGCAGATTCTCGTCCACCGAGAGATCAATCCGCATCGTGTCCCGGACCCGTTTCCCGTCCCGTAGGAGTAGATCGTCATGACGTACCTTCCCACCGCGAACCTGTCGCCGCTGCTGACCTTCACGCAGTACTCCAGCACGGTCAGTGCGCTGCAGACCGCCCTGCAGACGGCGTACGCGTCGCTGAACATCCAGGTCATCGCGGACACGGTGTCTGGCGAGACCACCAACGCGGTCGTGATCTCCGGCAACAGCATCGTGTTCACAGTGCCGACCGGTAGCTACGTCGGCTACAACAACGGTCAGTGGACGCAGTACACCGCCGCGAAGTTCGCCGCTCTCTTCACCACGTACCCGTAACCATGGCCCGATCCGAGCGCGACGAATATTTCGCGCTGGTCAGACGGGGTGAGTGGACGCCGGCTACGTTGCGCCGGCTCCGCGAGCTGCGGGTGTGGAAAGACCGCCAGGACGTGCCCCGCGAGCTGCGTACGAAGCCGGCGGCGGAAGCCCCGAATGAGGCCTGACCTGCGGAAACTGCTAGAATAGGTGGGCCCGGCGTGCTGTAACACCCGGGCCCGGACGAATCCTCTCTCGAAGGAACCGCCATGTCAGATATTACGCGTACCCGCGACCACCGTCACCCGTCGGTTATGAAGGCGGTGGCCTGATGCCTTGGAATCAAGGTGATGGCAGTCCGGGCGCGTTCCCCACGCTGGGCTTCACGGTCATCGACTGGGTCGAAGCCAACCTGATCGTGCCGGACGGCCCCCGTCGCGGCGAACCGTTCCTGCTGACGCCCGAACAGCAGTGGCACATCATGAAGTCCTACCAGCTGAAGCCGAACGCGCGGCCAGAGATGGGCTCGCAGGCGTTCGTCTACTACGGCGCGCTACTGGTGCGCCCACAGAAGGCGCTGGCACTGGACACCCCCGTAGCCACCCCGACCGGGTGGTCGACGATGGGGGGTCTGCAGGTCGGTGACCTGGTGTTCGACCGGGACGGCCAGCAGACCTCGATCTTGGCCAAGTCTAAGATCTGGACAGGTAGCACGTACGAGGTCAGCTTCTCTGACGGCAGCCACATCATTGCGTCAGGTGATCATGCGTGGGTGGTTGACCGCCGCACCCCATCGGGCACATACGTCGAAGAGCGCTGGACCACCGAAGATCTGCTCCAGTTTGGCCTTCTGGATCGCGGCGCCCGTCGGTTCCGCGTCAAGAACGCTCCAGCGATCCAGACCGCCGAGGCTGAACTCCCGGTTCCTCCGTACACCCTCGGCGCCTGGTTGGGGGACGGCGACTCAGACAGTGCGCGTGTCACGGGCATTGACCTCGAGGTCTACGTGAACATCGAGCTGGACGGATTTGAGCCGATTCAGCGGAACGTGAAGCGATGGAGCATCCGAGGGCTCGGGAAGCCCCTGCGGGCAGCCGGCGTGTTCAAGAACAAGCACATCCCCACCGCGTATCTCCGAGCTTCGGAGAAACAGCGCTGGGCGCTCCTGCAGGGCCTCATGGACACCGATGGCTGTGCGGACGAGCGGCAGGGCAAGTGCGAGTTCACCACGATGCTGCCGGTGCTCCGAGACGGCGTCAGCGAGCTGCTCTATAGCTTGGGCATCAAGCACAAGTGCTACACCGGCCGAGCGATGCTGAACGGCCGGGATTACGGGACCAAGTACCGGATCAGCTTCGCGGCTCGCTCGGACATGCCGGTATTCCGCATCGGACGAAAGCAGGCGCGGCTACTGCCGCCAGGCCGGACGCACACCCAGTTCGGCCACCGCAGGATCACGGCGATCGAGCTCGTCGACACGGTGCCAACGCAGTGCATCACCGTTGACTCGGAGTCGCACACCTTCCTGGCCGGCAGGGAGATGATTCCGACCGGAAACTCCGGCAAGGACCCGCTGGCGGCGGCGTAAGCGTGTGCTCAAGCGCTCGGACCGGTTCGGTTCGCCGGCTGGGACGCGAGCGGGGAGCCCGTGGGTGCCCCGATGCCGACGCCCTGGATCCAGTGCGCCGCCAACTCTGAAGACCAGGTGGACAACACGTTCCGCCCGATCTTCACGATGCTGTCGGAAGGCCCGGCGGCGAACACTCCGGGCCTCGACGTGGGCCTGACCAGGGTGAATTTGCCCGACGGTGGGCGCATCGAGCCCGTCACGGCGGCCGCTAAGTCCCGGCTGGGTGCTCGAATCACCTTCGCCACCTTCACGGAGAGCGGCCTGTACACCGAATCCAGTGGCGGTGTGACCCTGGCACGGACCATGAAGCGTGGTTTGGCCGGCATGGATGGCCGCTGGATGGAGCTCACCAACGCCTGGGACCCCAGTGAACGTTCGGTGGCGCAGCGGACCTGGGATTCGAAGGCCCCGGGTGTGTTTCTGGACTACCGACCGCCCCGGGTGCGGGTCGACATTGACGATGACCAGGCTTTGCGCACCGAACTGGCCTACGTGTACGGCGATGCGGCCATCGACGCCGGCGGATGGGTCCGTTTAGAGCGGATCATGGATGAAATCCGCGATGCGAGCACCGGCGAGGGCGAAGCGCGCCGCTTCTACCTCAACGAGGTCACGGTCGGTTCCCGCGACGCCGTCGACATGATCAAATGGACGGCTCAGAAGGACTCCAGCGAGCCGCTGCAGAGACGCGAGAAGATCGGACTGGGCTTTCACGGCTCTCAGAACCGCGACGCGACCAGTTTGTGCGCCTCGAGGCTGTCTGACGGCCGGATTTATCATCTGCGGACCTGGGAACGGGCCCCCGGAGAACCGGACTGGCAGGTTCCGCGCGACGAGGTCGACCAGGTCGTGCGCGACGTGTTCAAGGCCTACGAGGTCGAGGCCATGTTCTGCACCCCCACCGGCTGGCAGACCGAGGTCAACGTCTGGGACGGCCAGTACCCGAAAAAGGTCTACGAACTGTGGACCAACTCCGAACTTCGCATGGACCAACTGGTGGAACGGTTCCAAACCGCGCACCGGGGCGACGAACTGACCCACGACGGCACCGAAATCCTCACCATGCACGCCGCCGGCGCGGCTCTGGCCAACGGAAAACGGCGTTCAACGGCCGAGGAACGCGTCCCCGGGCAGCCTGAGCACTACCAGCGGATCGTCAAGAAGAGCCACGCACAGTCCATCTCAGCCTTCATGGCGGCCCTGCTGGCCTACGAAGCCCGTGGTTGGGCCATCGAACACGGCTCCCTGGCCAAGCGGAAAGTACCCAACTTGTGGTGAAAGGAGCCCGAATCATGCCTCAGTGGCTCCTTTTGACCATCGAAATCGTCGGATTGTGCCTGTTCGTGGCCGGTTGCGCCCTGATTTACGTGCCGGCGGCGTTCCTGGTCGCCGGAGCTGCGGTTGTGGTGTCCTGCGAGCGTTGGTCGGTCGCTGAGACCGCCCGCAGGCAGGCGCAGCGCCAGTGAGTCTATTTCGTCTCCGCGAGCGCCGGGCGAACCTGGAAGATCCGGCCGTTCCGCTGAACTCAAGCACCATCCTGAGTGTGTTCGGCGTGCAGCCGACCGATTCCGGCGTTCCGGTGTCCGAGTACACCGCCATGAACATGTCGGCGGTCTACCGGGGCGTCTCGCTGATCTCCGGGCTGGCCGGTTCGCTGCCGTTGAACGCGATCGACCAGTCCACCAAGAAGCCGGTGACCGGCACCATCCTCGACGACCCGCACCCGGAGATGACCGCGCTCGAGTACTGGCGTCTGCAGGCCGTATGGCGGTGCCTGTGGGGTAACAGCTACTCGCAGAAGGTCTACAAGCGCGGCGGCAAGCTGGCCTACCTGAACCCGATCTCCCCGGACCGGGTGTCGGTGCTGCGCGCGTCGCCGATCTCGGCCAACCCATCGGGCAAGATCTTCAGGATCGCCGGCGCCGACGGCAAGCTGACCACGATGACCCCGAACGAGGTCATGCACATCCCGGGCATCGGCTACGACGGCATCTGCGGCATCTCCCCGGTGCGCG